CAGGACATCTGAATCGGAATGGCTAGCCTGACCCCAGACGAGATGTTTGCCGCCGGCCACAGCGGCAACTACCTGCTCGACCCCAAAACGGGGAAGCGCACCCTGCTCGAAGACCCCGAGCCCACCACCGCCGCCCCCAAAGATGGCCCAGTTCGTCGCAAGCAATCTGATTCTGATCAAGCAGGAGGCGACCGACGGGGTTGATGCGAACCCGACGGCAGCCGATGCGCTGCTGGTCAGCGAGCTGACCTTCCCTGAAATGCAGGGTGAGATCGTGGACCGCAATCTGGTGAGGCCGTATATGGGCGGATCGCCGCAAGCGGTGGTGGGTGAGCACGTCAGCTTCCCGTTCAGCTGTGAAGCGGCCGGCAGCGGCACCGCCGGCACGGCGCCAAGGTTCGGTGCAGCGCTCCAGGCCTGCCGCAATGCCATGACCACCGTTGCCAGCACCAGCAATACATATTCGCCGATTACTATCTTTGGCGGCAATACTTCTTGCGTTATCCATTATTTCATTGGCGGCATCCGTCACGTCATCACCGGCTGGCGCGGCAGTCACAGCCTGAACCTGAATAACAACAGCTTCGGGGTCAACCGCTTTGAGGGCATGGGCATCTACCAGGGCCCGACCGACACTGCAATCTTGACGCCCACCTACACTCTGCAGGCCGCTCCATTGCCAGTCACCCTGGGCAACACGCTGAATATCAACATCGCGGGTTATGCGGCAGTTTTGCAGAGCTTTTCGTTCCAGCAGGAGAACGCGATGAGCTACAACTCCCTGCCCGGTGGCGTGAAAGAGGTGCTGATCACCAGCGGCCGGAGCACGTTTGAAGCCGTCATCGAATGCCCGGCGATCGCGCAAAAAGACTACTTCGCTGCCGCGCTGACGCAGGCCACCAACCCCCTGTCAGTCACGCAGGGCACCACCGCCGGTAACCGCCAGGCGTTTGCAGCCCCAGCCGCTAAGACGCTGCTCCCTCGCTACAGCGACGACAACGGGAAGCTGATGCTCACCGTTCCGGGGATCATCCTGCCGGTCAACGGCAACGATGAATACTCGATCGCTTTCACCTGATCGCCTCAGACTTCTAAGCCTGATTCACCGCACTCTCACCCATGCCTCTCCAGCTCCGCAGTCAATCCCCCACCTACCGCTGGCCCGTCTCTGTTGAGTTCCCTGTTGATGGCGGGAAGTTCGACAAGGAGGTATTTGATGCCGAGTTCAAGCGGCTCCCTCAGGATCGCCTGCGTGAGATCGGGGAGAAGATCGAGGCCGGCTCCATTTCCGATATGGAGCTGCTCGACCAGGTGCTGACCGGCTGGAGCGGCATCTTCGACGAGGACGGCAACGAAGTGCCCTTCAGCGAAACCAGCCGCCAGAGGATCCTCAACGTCCCCTTAGTGGCCTCTGCCATTGTGGCCGCCTGGCTGGAGTCCCTGGCGAAGGGCAAGCGAAAAAACTGATAGATGCCGCCGAGTTGTGGGTGACCGGCGGCAAATCAAAAAGCCCACCACCTGAACTGGCAGAGGCGGCCAAGGCATTCGGCGTGATTCTGGAGATGCCGGAGCCTGAGGAGGAGTTTTTTGACATCCACCCTGAGGCCGAGAAGGGGATCTGCATGTTTCAGCAGGTCTGCACCCAGTGGCGCATCAGCGACGGCCAGCGGATTGGCCTGGATTATGGCGTTGTGCTCAGCCTCCTTAGCCTGGAGGGAGACCCCAATCCGCTCGAAGTGCTCGAAGATGTGCGAGTGATGGAAGACGCAGCACTGGCCAAGCTGGCGGAGTTGCGTGCCTGATGGCCAACCTCGACGCCCTGCTGCGGATCCGTTCTGACGTTCAAGGCGCGAATCAGATCGTCTCGCTGAACCGCGGGCTGCAAGGCGTCGAGCGCACGGCCACGGGGGCGACTGTGGCGCTGCGGGGGCTGGCTGGATCGTCGGCGCTGATGGCCGGCTCGTTGGGCGCCTTGGCGCCGCTGGCGAGCGCTGCCGGTTTGGTGGGGCTGGTGAAGGGCGCCATTGATGCCGGCGACGCTATGTATGACCTGAGCCAGCGCACCGGCGTGAGCGTCGAGGCGCTGGCAAGGTTCCGGAAAGCAGCGAGCACCAGCGGCACGGACATTGACGCGGTGGCCAAGAGCCTGACGCGACTAAGCCGAGGCATGTTTGAGGCGGCTACCACCGGCAAAGGCGCAGCGGCTGACGCGCTCAAAGCCCTGGGGATCAGCGCCAAAGACGCGAGGGGCAACATCAAAAGCGCCGATGCGGTGACCCTGGAGATCGCCAACCGGTTCAAGGCGATGCCGGACGGCGTGAACAAAACGGCGCTGGCGATGGACCTGTTTGGCAAGAGCGGCGACAAGCTGATCCCCATGCTGAACATGGGCGGCGCGGCGATTGATTCGCTCAGCGTCAAGATGACCAAGGCCTTTGCAGAGCGGGCCGATGAATATAGCGATAAGCTGGCGATTCTCAGCGGCAAGGTTGGCGCGCTGGGGGCCGATCTGGCTATTGCGTTGCTGCCAGCGCTAAACGCCGTCACCGATGCGCTCACCGCGGCGGTCACCGGATTTAGCAGTATGCCCCCGGTTCTCCAGCAAGCCGCCATCGCAGGCGCCGCCCTGGCCGTCTCCTGGGGCCCGGTGACTGGGCTGATGGGTGTGCTCGGCAAGACCACGGCGCCACTGGTGGCCAATGCCATGGCGAACCTCAGCCTTCAGACCGCGCTGGCCGGCCGCGCCATGGGGCCCCTATCGGCCGGCCTGGCGATGGTAAAGGGCGCGATGCTGGCTATCCCCGGCTGGGGCTGGGCGCTGGCTGGAGCGGCCGCACTCACGGCGCTGACGGCTCACGTCTACACGACGAACGAGAGCTTCCGTGATTTCGTCGGCAACCTCGGCGACGTGATCAGCGGCGATTTCAAGAGATCAATGGAGGCGATGGGCAACTTGGCCGCCGGGGCTGGGCAGTTCATCAGCGACAAGTGGGGCCAGCTGGTGGGGTTCGCGCAGTCGGTGGGATCCCGCATTGCGCAGGCGTTCTCCGGCCCGTTCGGCTTCATCGCTGACGCAGCGCGCACGGCTATGGGCCTGGTCACCGGCGCGATCCAGAACATGGTGAACGCCATCCCGAAGCCGATCCGCGACAAGCTCGGCATGGCGGTGGGCAATGCCGCCACCGGTGCTCTGTTCGGCCCGATTGGCGCCTATGCAATCGGCGCCGTTGGCCGCGCCTCCTCGATGGGCGGCAGGGGCGGGGCGGCACAGGGCGCCGGCGCCGGCGGTGGTGGCATCCCTGCACCGGCGGCGCCGGCGCTGGACCTGAGCGGGTATGGCGCAGGCGGTGGAGCCCGGGGGGGCAGCGGTATAGCAAAGCCGCCAACCGGCCAGATCATCGAGTACCTCACCGGAGACAGAAGCTCGGCAAGTTATCGAGCTGACCACGGCGGCAGTAACTATCACGATCACCTGGCGTTTGGCAGCACCGCGCAGCGCAACGCAGCGATGAAAGCGGTCCAGGCGGCTGGAATTCGGATCGGATCCGTCAACGATGGGCGCCACGCAAGGAACAGTTATCACTATTCTGATCAGGCCTTTGATGTTCCTGGCGGGCAGGTTCCGGTCGGGCAAGAAGCCGGCCTGTCTGCGCTGGTGCGCAAGGTGCTATCTGGCGCCGGGTTTGTGGGCAAAGGGATCGGCAAGTCGGCGGGCTATTCAGATGAGCTGGCCGGCCTGCGAGTGCAGGGCGAGCAGAGGGCGGCGGAAGCCGCCAAGAAGGCCGAGGAGGAGCGCAAGCAAAAGGAGAAAGAGGCGGCCGAGCAGACCACCAAGCAACTCATAGCCGCCGGCCGGCTGCTGACCACCAGTGAGGCAGCATTGCGCGTCGCTGAGGCCACCAACCCACTGCAGCGGCTGAGCGCTGAGTACAGCCAGGACCGCGCCAGGCGGATGGCCGACTATGCCGACAAGCTGCAGGGCGCCCGCGGCGAAGAGGAGCGGATGGCCCTGGTGGCGGCCCAGACCAGGGACATCCGGGCGGCTGAGATCGGGCACCAGGAGAAGCTGCGGGAAATCGTGGCTCAGAGGATCACCCAGGAGCAGGAGGGCGCCGATGCGCTGGCTGAATCAATGGCGCGGCTGGAGGAGTTCACCAGCCGCAGCAGCATCAGCACCGGCTTCAAGCAGGGCATCCAGGAGTATTCCGATTCGATAGGCAATATGCGCGACGCTGTGGGCAGGCTCACTGTTGAAGGGCTCGGCGGGCTGGGGGACAGTTTGGCTGAGCTGGCTGTCACCGGCCCCGGCAACTTCAAAGCGTTCGCCGCCTCAATCCTGCAAGACACCGGCCGGATGATCTTTCAGCAGCTGGTGCTCAAAACGATCATGGGCGCGATCGGCGGCGTCTTCGCGCCCCCCACCGCCGGCCTGGGCATCAGCTCGCCCCGATCCCTGGGCAGCTACGCCGGCGGCGGCTACACGGGCAACGGCCCCCGATCTGGAGGCCTCGACGGGCAGGGTGGATTCCTGGCAATGATGCACCCGCGGGAGACGGTCATTGACCACACGCGGGGCGCCCCTATGGCCGCCGCTGCCGGCAGCACCAGTATCACCATCTACGTGGACGCCACCGGCACCAAGGCGGCGGGCGACCAGGGCCAAGGGAAGGCGCTGGCCGATGACCTGGCCCAGGTGGTGGACGCCCGCCTGATTTATCAGCGCCGCCCTGGCGGCCTGCTCAACTCCTGATCATGGCGGTATTCACCTGGACCCCATCATTTGGATCCCCCGAGGCAAGTCAGCCGCGGGTGCGCAAGAGCGAGCTGGGCGACGGTTATGAGCAACGGATCGCGATGGGCCTCAACTCAGACCCGAAGATCTGGAATCTGCGGTTTGATAACCGCACCGATGTTGAGCGCAATCAGATCCGCGACTTCCTGGAGGCTCACGCTGGTGTAACTTCGTTTGCCTGGACGACCCTCTGGGGTCAGACAGGGCGAAGCTGGGTCTGCGAAGAATGGAGCATTGATCCAACCCACGCCAACAACAATCAGATGCAGGCCAAGTTCCGGCAGGTTTTTGATGCCGGCAGCCTGGGCGAGGCGCCAGTACTGATCCTGGACGGTAACTTCCTATGACCACCTACCAAACGCAATGGCAGCAATGCTAACCACGACGGAGATCTAGCCAGTCATGCCGATTCCATTCTCCGAAGCCCAGCTGCCCGCCCCCTCGGCGCTGATCGAGCTTTTTGAGCTGCGGCTGATCCCTGAAATCCATGGCGTGGGCACCATTTACCGTTTCCATTCCGGCGTGAATGCCAGGGACGGCGGCGAAGTGGTGTGGGCTGGAAACAACTACATGGCACTGCCCATTGAAGCGGATGGGTTTAGCTACAGCGGCAACGGCCAGCTGCCTAGACCCACGCTGAGGGTTTCCAACGTGATGGGCACCATCACCGCACTGTTGCTGACCCTGCCGACAGGGCTGGAGGGGGCTCAGGTGACTCGCCGCCGCACTCATGCCCGCTACCTGGACGCGGCCAACTTTCCGGGGAACGTCAACCCACTGGGAATACCAGACCCCTCGGCCGAGTACTCATCCGAGGTCTATTTTGTTGATCGGGTAAAGGCCGAGAGCCGTGTCATGGTTGAGTTTGAACTGTGCAGCGCATT